TATACAGGCATAAAACATAGTCGCCCGGCGACGGCAACCACGGGGCTATTTTGACGGCGTGCGAATGTGCGGCAAAGGCGGCTTCACCGCTTCCGCCGCTTTCGCTTTCCGTCCTCTGTGCCGCTCCCTTTGCCGGAATGAACGGCGGGTTCTTGATGACCTTTAGTTCTCCCGACACAAGCGGCGATTGCCCCTTGTCCTCGAACGTGACGCGGGCGGTGCGGTTCCCGGCGTTGACCGATGAAACCCGGCCCGTCCTCACGATATTTTTCAAAACTGATAGATCGGCCATCAATACCCCTCCAATACCCGGCGTAGCGTCAAATCTGTTTTGTAGCCGCTCTTTGACACGGAATGCGTCGCCGTTTCGATGATGTATTTCCCGTCGAACGCACCGTAGCCCGATACCTGAACCGTGATGCCAGCCACAAGCCGCGCGTCCCCGGTCAGTTTGAACGATGCCTTGAATTCGCCCTTGTTCTTCTGCCGCAGGCGCTTCATTGCCAGTTGCCGGGCTTCCTCTCTGTTGGAAACCTTTTCGTTCACTTCCAGAACTTGACCGTCCTTATCCGCGTTTCGCGGGGTGTAGGTGTATTCGATGGTCTTTCCCGTCGTTGGGTCGGTATAGGAAACGTGGCACTTGCTATATGACGCGTCGTGCAAGCTGGTTGAAAAGGACCACGAACTAACGTCCGCCGTCCCGCGCTTGATGACGCGCACCGCGTCTTTCTGCTCATAAGCCGCCGCGTCGAAAAGAACGATGATTTTTGCGGTGACTTTCAGGCTGATTCCTGCGGCCTTGCAAAGCCGTTGAAGAAAGGTGATGTCCGATTCCTGTATCTGCTCTTTACGGGTATACAGAGGGTCGAACGCGGATTCAAACATACAGGTAAGCCCGTTTTTGCCCGCGATTTCCTTTGCTATGCCGGAAAGCGTGTAGTTCTCCCATGCTTTCGTTTTCTTCTGCGTCCGCACGGTGGACTTGTAGGGAATGGACCCGGCCTTGATGGTCGCTTTTGCGGGCGGGCCGCTCCCGTCCACGGTGTCGATTTCAAAAACGCCGCAGTCAAGCACCCGGTCTTTCCCGTTGGATTCCCAATTCTTTTGAACGATGACAGCGGAGATCTCCACGCCCTTTGACGCGCCGGGTGTGTTCAGCCACTTTCCCAGCCACACGCCCTCGCGGTCATCAAGCGATAGTTGCAGGTCGTCCGTTTTATCTTCTTCGTTGTCCGTGTAGGTCAGCGAAAGAAGATGCTTGTTTATGTCGGTCGAAATGTCCACCCCCGCAAAGGTCAGGCGGACAGCGGTTCTTCGTGCATTCATTCGGCAGTCCCTCGCTTCCACGGCGGCAGGTCAGAGGAAACCCGTGTTTCCGGCTCCGGGACTGTCAGCGTGATTCCAGCGGGGAAAACGAAAGTGCGGCGGTACTGCGGGTTCAGCTTCATAAGCCGGTCCGTGTAGGCTTCGTCGCCCAATGTCTTATAGGCGATGCCGTCCCACATATCCCCGGCTATTGTGGTGTATTTAGTCATAGTTCCGCCGCCTTTCGTCGTCCTGTCTTTGCCGCTCCCGCTCGTCGATTTCGTCCAACAACTCTTCGTCGTGGCGGCGTAGCATTTCTTCAATGTCCTGTGCCTGCGCGTCGTTGCCGACGTGGAACACGGGTGCGCTGTGAATGACGACGGACGTTCTGCCGCCGCCTGCGTTCAGGGTCGGTGCGGCAACGCTGGGCGCTCCCGCATAGGCCAGTTGATACGGCGCGGCCCCTGCGGTGCGAATAGCGTTTACCGTGTCCGCAAGATTGCGGAAGATGCTTCCCGTCTGCGCCGCGGTGAATACGCTTCGGTTCTTTGCGTTGGTGATAAGTTCCGCGCCCTGCTCACCAGCTATGAACGTGTCCGGCGTGCTGTCTGTACCTGTTGCAAACCGCGGTATCAACGGAATGTTGATGCCCTTTCCGCCGATGCCGGGGACCCAATCAGGGATTTTCAGCTTGTTCAAGCCGGAAATCACGCCGTTTACAAGGCTGATAATGCCGTTCAGTACGCCGCTTGCAATGCTCTTTAGAGAATTCCAAACGCCGCTGAATATACTTTTCACGCCCTCCCAAACACGGGTCCAATCTCCCGTGAATATGCCTGCGAAAACGTCTACAAGGCCCTTTATCGCAGTCAGCGCACCAGATACAACGCCCTTGATGGTTTCAAGCGCAACGCCGATGATGCTTTGTATCGTTGGCATAAGGAATTGAATAACTGCCATGATTGCCGTTGCAATGGTGGAAACCACTTCCGCAAGCCCTTGCAGGATAGAAGCGATAGTCGGTGCCCACTCTGCGAACGCCTGCGCGATCTGCGGAAGCACGGTCCCGACGATGAAAGAAAAGATTTGCTCCACAATCGGGCGAACATAGGTGTTCACAAACTCGATGAACCCGGAAAGAATATTCCAGACGGTTTGTAAAATCGTAATGGCCCCGTCGATAACGCCCGTTGCTTCCTCTCCGAACAGGTTTATCAGGAATTGCCGTGCGCCGCCCAAATTGCCGTCCGTGAAGACGTTGCGTATCGTATCGCCGATGTTTGTTATTGCCGCAACTACCTTGTCGAAAATGACAAGTCCAGCGTCACCGAACACCCGGCCTACGACTTCGCGCACCTTGTCCAGATTGTCCCGTAGAATTTGGACCGCGGCAACGATCAGCGAAATAACGCCCACCACGGGAAGCACCTTGCCAAGAATGCCGCTGAACGGCCCCAAGATAGCGCCGCCCAGCTTTTGAAGCGGGGCAATCAGGGTCCCTATTTTCCCGAAACCCTTTCCGATAATGGAACCGATTTTACCCAGCGGACCCGCCGCAACAGCGGTTCCGGCCTTGCCTAATACGTTGGTGATGGTCCCGGCAACGCCTGTGAATGCCCGCGCCGCAACGCCGCCCACTCCCGAAAACAGCTTCGAGAATACGCCGCCCGCCGCGCCGCCGATTTTGGAGAATGCGCCGCCGATTTTTGTTCCGCTGAACATTTGCCCGAACGCGCGTCCTACGCCGCCCGCCGCGGACCCAATGCCGCCGAAATATCCGGTCACGCTCTTTGCAACGCCCTTGACCTTTCCTGCGAACCCGACGGCTTCCACGCCCGCAAGTGCTGTCTTTCCCTTGAAAAGCGCCATGACCTTTTGAACAGTCAGCACGCCGCCTTTCAGTTCAAGAAAGCCCAGCTTTGCAGTCAGGGCCGCGGCCTTGAATGCCAACAGCCCCGCCGTCACTTTTACGATGGTCCGCACAAGTTCCGGGTTTGCGTTGATAAATTCCGTCAGTTTGGAAATCAGTTCAGCGGCGTTCTCCGCCCCTTGTGTGAATGTCGGTAACAGCGCGTCACCCAGCGCGATTTGCAGGCCCTCAAATGCGGATTTCAGCAGGGTAACTTTACCCTCGAAATTGTCCAGTTTGATTTGTGCCATGCGCTCCGCCGCGCCTGCGGCGTTGTTGACCGAATCGGACAGCTTCTTGAAGTCAGCGTCACTTGCGTTTACGATAGCAAGCATACCCGCGAAAGACTCTTTGCCGAAAATGGCGGTAGCCGCCGCCACCTGTTCGGATTCGGAAAGCCCGCCCAAACTGGACCGCAGATTGTCGATGACCCCGCGGAACGTCTTCATGCTTCCGTCCGCATTTGTCAGGCTGATTCCGTACTTGTCCATGTAGGCTTGCATTTGCTTTGTGGGATTTGCCATGTTCGCAAGGGCCGTCTTTAGGCTTGTGCCTGCGACTTCTGCCTTGATGGACGCATTCGCCATCAAACCGATTCCAAGCGACATATCTTCCACAGAGTAGCCCAACGCGCCCGCCACGGGCGCTACTTTCTGGAATGTCGAACCCATCATGGAAACATTGGTGTTCGCGTTGGAAGATGCCTGCGCGAGTACGTCCGCAAAGCGCCCGGACTGGTCTGCCGTCATGTTGAATGCTGTCAGTGCGTCCGTTACAATGTCGGAAACCTGCCCCAAGTCTTCGCCGGACGCGGCGGCAAGGTTCATAATGCCGGGCAAGCCGCCCAACATTTGGTCGGTCTTCCAGCCTGCCATAGCCATATATTCAAGGGCTTTTCCGGCTTCAACTGCGGTGAACTGCGTTGTCGCGCCCATGTGCTTCGCTTCCTCTGAAAGCCGCTTCATGTCGCTCGCCGATGCGTTGGAAATGGCCTTGACGGTTGACATTTGGGCTTCAAATTCAGCAGCCTTTTTCACGGGTCCGGCATAGATAGCGCCGCCCAGTGCGGCAAGGGTTCCAAGCGTTCCCGCAAGTTGGGTCTTCGTTTGGGAGATTGCCGCGTTGTTCTGTTCAAGGGCGGCGCTTACCTTTGCCAATTCCTCTTGACTTTTCTTTACCTTGTCATAGGTCTTTGCAAGCCGTTCATTCTCCGCGCTCAAATTCGCCGTGTTCACGCCTGCGTCGGACAGTTCAGAACCAAGCGTCTGCAACCGCTGTTCCTGCGCTTCGATTTTCGCAGTTGTCGCGGCGATCTGCTTTTCATTCTTCGCCATCTTCTGCCGCAGTTCTTCCGACGGGGCGGCGGTTTCGCTCATTTCCCGTTGGAGTTTGTCATGCTCTGCGGTCAGGCGTTCCAGCTTTTGACGGTTCGATTCAAGGGCGGCTTCCTGCTTTTTGTAAGCGTCGATTTTCCCGGTGATGGAATTTAGCTTCGTTAGGCTGTTCTGCATCTGCTTTGTGGTGTTCAACGCGCTTTGAAAAACCGTGTTGAAATTGCCGCCCAAAGCCGCTTGCAGTTTGAAAAGCAGTTCGTATTCTTTTCGTCCAGCCAAATTCACCACCCCTTTTCGTCTATTTCTGTTTCGCGGCGGCGTTTATGTCCTCAATCCACGCCGTAATTTCCGTCATGTTCATATCAAGCCAGAACGGGACGGGCGTATACGTTGCCTGCGCCAGCTTGAAGCACTCCCGCCGCCACCACTTCGCCGGGCTTTTTAATAGCCCGTGTCGATTAAAAAACTTCTTGCCGCGTTGGTGATGCGGTTAAAGTCCTTGATAGGCATAGCGTCGAGAACGTCGCTACCAATGCCCGCGGCCTTTGCCGCCATTTTCGCCTGAAAACTCCGGGACACTTCCGGCGCAAGGCAGTATTCATTGTTCATCTGCATTTCGGTTTCGATAGAAACCATGTCGCGGCCCGTCATTTTCTCAAAATCGAACGTCAGGGTCGTATAGGTTTCGCCTGCGTACTCGAAAGGCTTCTTGAACGTGTGCGTATAAACGCCTGCGTCAGCCTGTACGGGTTCGTTTACGGCTTCCGCGGTCATATCATGGGTGACAGCTTCCGCCGCGCCTGCGGCGTTCTGTGCGCTCTCTGCGGCGGCATTCTTGATGTTCTCACTCATT